GGCAATTGGGCAGGAGCTGGGAGTAAGTAGGGCCGCAATTCAGGTCCATTGCCGAAAGAACGGAGTTAAACCCCTATGAACATATCAGAAACGATGGCTTCCGTCAGATTTTTGATGGGAAAATACTATTTACGATTTGCTAACAACCCCATTGCACAGGGTAAGAGTAGGGAGTTTGCCTCACGGCCTAGAATTGACGCCGAGAAAGCCTTAGCCGTTGTGCAAGACTGGCGAAAGGGGCTTAGCCGTAAGGATTTGTGTAAGATACACAGCCTAAGCCTGCCCTCTGTTGATCGCTTGGTTAAGGCCAACAAAGACAATCACTCACCCACGTTAGAAACTGTTAGCTACAAAATAAAGAAATGAACAAAGAATCGATATTTATCGGCGCATGTCTAGCTTGCCCCGAACTCATTGACGACGGCATCGCTCAGGGACTATCGAACGCCGCCTTTGGACAAGCTCACCGCACCATCTGGCAAGCCCTTGTTGGCTTACGGTCGAAGGCTCAATTAACCGATTGCAACAGTGTGTTCTTGGCTTTGGGCGATAATTGCCCAGCGGACGAGCTGTTTGCCGCCGAAAAAGCGTGCCAAAGCTCAGTCACCGGCAAGAAGGCTCTAAAGTCATTGATATGGGAAGGCCAGTTAGCCGCCTTAAAACCGGCCCTTCAGGATGCCATTGCGTGCATTTCAAGGGGCGGGAAGGCTGAGGAGGTGTCGAGCATGGTAGAAGGGCTCCAAAGCCTTTTAAAGCCCACAGAAAGCGAGGCTCCAAGCCTCAGTCAGCTCATAGGGGAGGTCCGCCTATGGGCAGAGGGTGAAATTGCGGGAACTCGGGACAACCGCGACCTCGTAACCACCGGCCTACCTAGCTTCGATAAGTTAGCTTCGCCTATGGAAGCCCACGAGTATGTCGTAGTTGGGGCGCGGACTTCGATAGGTAAGTCGTCGTTTATGAGCCAAATTGCTTCGCATAATTTGAACCGGGGCTTACGGGTGGCATATTTCACCCTTGAGACTTCAGCCGGGGCGGTGGTCAAACAAATCGCGGGACAGCGTAGCAAGGTGAATTTGCGGCAAATCAGCCAAGAATTGTCAGATAAACAGGACGATTATTTCAAGAGTTTGAAGCGGCTGAGTGAGCAACATCTGAGGGTGTTTGACCGGGATATGTCCATTGCCCAAATTGAGAGCCGTTGCCGACTTTTGGCCGCAAGCTGGAAGCCCCAGTTAGTAATTATTGACTACCTCGGTCTAATCAGGGGCACAGATGGCTCAGCATACGAACGCATGGGGCAACTAAGCAAAGCGATGATTCCTCTGAGGAAAACTTTGAACTGCGTGTTAATGGTGGCGGCACAACTCAACCGCAGCAACGAACGGGAAGATCGAGCCCCAACTCGTAGCGACTTCCGCGATGCAGGTTCCATTGAGGAAGACGCGCACAGAGTCATTGCGCTCCATCGCCCAAGCAAATCTCACACTGGAAACATCCAAGAGCTAGGGCAATCCACCTACGATTACGAGCTATTGCAACTGAAGCTCAGAGACGGGCCACTGGCCTACTCCAGAATCAAATATTTCGCACCCCACACTTGGTTTTATGAAGAAACAAACTAGCCTTCCCTGTCAGAAATAATGCCCTGTTTTTCTGACACTTTTGCATGAAACAATACGATCTTTTTGGAAACGAAATTAGCATAGAAAAGGCGACGGAGAAGCCACTTGAGAAAGTTGAAGAAAAAAAGACAGAAATAGTTCGACAAGAATCCGTAAATCGTCCTTACTCCGTTCTGAAGGTAGATAAAGAAACAACGTACATTTTCCACGACAAATAAAACAGATGCATATAAATATAGAAAACACACGACTGCTAGGAATCGGCGAGACCGTGTTACCCACGGACTATTGCCATATCGACGGAGATATCATGTTGGTGGACCACCCGGAGGTGGGACACATCGTTGACGGCGACGAGTTCTACGAATATCGTCGCGGCCTCCAAGGCTGTCCATGGGAGGCCATTTACGCCGAGCTGGGTATCACCGGTCAGCAAAAGAAAAACTCTTTTCGCAGAATCTGCGAAGAACTCAAGAACCTAAAAAACAATGAATAATACACTACAAGACCTCGTAAACACACAGCCCGGAAGTTACTTCTCTGGCTCGTTCCAAGCCAGCGTGAGCGAATGTAAGTCCATTAACACAAAAACGGGCAAGACTTTTTATAAAGCCACTCTTACCGAGGGCGGCGTGGAAGTTTCTGCTATGTCGTTTAGCCGCGATCTCAGTCCGTTTCAAGGTAAGGTGGTTAAGTTCACGGGTTCGGGCATCAAGCGCGGGGATGACTTCCAAGGGAAACCTCAAGTTACCGTGGGCGATAAGTCAATCATAAGTCAAGTGGGTGTGGTAACCCAATGGGCTGCGCCAGTTACGACCGTTACGAGCACTCCAGCGTTATATACCCAGAGCCCCCGCATTGAGGGAGTCACGGTGGGTATGGCCATTAACAAGGCAGTGGACATCAACATTTCGAGCGGTGTGCATATTGACGATAACTTAGTTTGGAAAACCGCCTCCATGCTCATCCGCGTAGCTCAGAAGCTCCAAGCTGGCAACCTCGCCCCAGAACCCAGCGACGAACCCTCCGAAGAAGAGCCTTACTAATTTGTCGCCGGTATCGACGTAAACCAGACCCTCCGAGCCCGACCGTGGGCGTGCGAAAATACGCGGTCATTTATAAAAAATGAACAACACCGACTATTTAATGGTCCACTCTCTAGGCAGACTCTTAGGAGCCTGCGAGTTTGCGGGTCTTTACAAAAAGGAAATGGGAGTCGATGTGCTCCACGAGCAACTGCAAAAACTTGCGGCTCTCAGCAAAGAAATCTCAGCAGACCTAAATAAAAACAAAATACTATGAGCACTATCAACGACGGAGGATCAGCGTTTTCTCGACCAGTTAGTTGGTCTGAAGAAGGCGGAACTCATCGAGGAACTCTCGGCATGACCCTGCGCGACTACTTCGCAGCTAAGGCGTTGATGGGAATCTTGGCGCATAAAAATGCGCTTGATTGGACGTATCTTGCAACTGCCGAAGACTCTTACCGATACGCAGACGCCATGATTAAGGCACGGGAGGGCAAACAATGAGCACAGAATCTGGACATTGGTACACACTCGACGGCAAAGCCTGCCACACGCAGGCCACAAAGAAAGGGGCTAAGAACCCCACCCGTCCCACCAACATCAAAGACGCACGGGAGCAGAAGCTCCTGCCTAGCGTTACAGCCTACACCAAAATGCTGGCCAGCCCCGGCCTAGAACGCTGGAAAATGGGCAAAGTGGCAGAGACCTGTTTCTCTAGCCCTCCACACCCCGGCGAGGAGATGGGGGAGTATGTCCGAAATATGTTGGAGAAGTCCAAGGAGGATGGCATGGGCGCAGCCGATCTAGGCACCACCATTCACGCGGCCATTGAAGGAAGGCTTAAGGGACAGGACTTTTTTGACCACGAGGTAGCCTTAAATGCAGAGAAAAGCTGTATGCTGTCAGAGCTGGTGGAGCCAGCATTCTCTAAGCTGGAGAGCCTTAGCATTAAGGTGACGAAGGCCGAAACTGTGCTGGTGAATGGTCATCAAGGCTACGCAGGCACCACCGACGTAGTGTTTGAGAGTCCCTATGGCAAAGGAATCCTCGACTGGAAAAGCAAGCGGACGAAGCCAGAAGAACCCATCTTCCCCGGCGAGACCCACCCCATGCAACTTGCGGCCTACTACATCGCCCACTACCAAGATATGTTCTTCACTGATGCTCTCTGCATGAACATCTACATCTCGACCACCGAACCGGGGCGAGTTGATGTAGTGAAATATGACGGGGTGCAGTTATTGGAGTTTTACAAAGACTTCCTGTGTCTCACACGATTATGGCGGAGACAGAACAACTACGACCCACGAGTAACGTAAACTTCTTTCTGCCAAAGAAAAAGAAGAGCTTGGGGCTAAGAAGGATAAGCTCCAAGCAATCGGCAAGGAATAGGGAATACACCAAATTGAGGCGCATCTTTCTGAAGGAATCGCCCTTCTGCGCTATTTGTAACCAACCAGCCACCGACATCCACCACAAGGAAGGCCGGGGCTCTAAGACCAACGAAACAACGACATGGCTGCAACTCTGCCGCCAATGTCACACGTTAATCCACAACCACCCTAGCTGGGCTAGGGAGCAAGGCTATCTAACATGAAACAGAAAATTGACCAGTTAATCAACCACATGCTCGGGGACTGCATCCACTCGGAGAACCCCACTGATCTTTACAACGCTCTAGTGCGCTTGGAGAAGGGCTCTGTGGCCCTACTCAACATCGCCCGCATTCACGAGCTGGAACACTACATGCCAGAGACCGGCCAAGAAACTTGAACCATGAAACCCATCCCATCACTCAACCTAACGGATTTATTGGAAGGGGCGGCTAACGCTTTAATGGCTGAAAAACGCCATGATGCCGAATCTCGCATTAAACAAATCCTCATTCGCCAAGAAAAACTAGCCGAGTCTATTAAGGCTTCCGAAAACGAATTGAAGAAGCTCAATGCTAAATTGGAAAAATCAGTTGCTAAAATCAACAAGCTCAAGTCTGGCGATTGGTCGGTTCTCAACGAACAAGAAAACGAAAAGGACGAACAATGAAATGTGAACTCATCGGGAGGTCGCAGATAGAATGCGAATCCGCCGACCGAGACGTAAAATACACCATTGACTTAGACGAGAATTGTCCCAACGGAGCCTGCAATTGCGCTGATTTTATGACTCGCTGCCAGAAGGAATGGGACAAAACTCAGACAGTGGTGGAATATGGCAACCCTCAACGAACGAGATGCAAACACATAAACGCAGCAGTGATGTTCTTAGGTAACACAGTGATAGCTAGTTTTAACAAATGAACCCACCCGACCAACCCACACCACGCACCGACGCCGCGTGGTCAAAAACTTTTGAGGACGAGTTAAATCAATTTTGGAGCGGTAACGCTGCTAACAAAATGCGCGAAGAGTGCGCGACGATTGAACGCGAACTCAGCGCCGCGAAAGTGGAGTGCTACCTCCAACGGAACCGCCTTGCGTCGATAATTTGGTCTGGAGCAATCGACAAGCACACTTGCGGCGACGTGCAGCAGTGGGTCGCGGATTACAACGCCGAACTCACCCGCCTCCGCGCCGAGGTGGAGCGGTTGAAGGCCAACACCCACATTGTCGCCATACTCGCCCGCGTCGAACGCGCCGAGGCTGAATGTCTTGAGCAGGCCCGCTTGCTGGGTATGTCTGGGGAACGTGAAGCCGACCTATTAGGAAAACTTGGACGCCTTGAAAGCGAACTTGCGGCCATTAAACATGGGCATGGAGAGCTTGGGAAGTATGAACAGCTAAGGCTAAAGAACGCGAAGCTTCAGGCTGAGCTTGCCGCCATGAAAGGCACGCCATGAACCCAACCGAAGAAACCATTCTTGTCTTTGCCTTCCGATACGCATTGGGAAGAAAGAGCGCAGCACCGGGTATTGTGGCGGACTATCTCATCAAACGATGGGCCGACCTTGCCCCTCATAGTAGGCTTCAAATAAGGGAAGAAATTAGAACGGCAATAAGCCGGGGCGACGCAGGCCATCCGTGCGACGTTGAGACGTGGAGAGAAGTTTTAGACCAGCCATGAACCAACCCCGCACCCACGCCATCCTTCAGGCCAAAGCCTGCCTGCTATCCAACATGGGGTTTAGGTTGAAGCTATGGCAGGAGGGCGAGTTATGGAAGTGGCAATGGAACAACGGGATGGCTGGGTTTACCGACGCCCAGAGTAAAGAGATTGCCCTAATGTTTGCCCTAGAAAGCGTATGAACGAGAAAGCCCACTGCAATGGTCAATGGACTGCGGCTCGTAAAAAGAGCTTCATTACGTCCGCGTTGCGTAGGGCTTCGTCTCGTTGGGCTCCTAAGTTTACTTCCAAGAAGAACGCTAGGACTGCCAGAAACACCTACACCTGTTCCCTGTGCTCAAAAAGCGTAGGAAACAAGGACATAAAGGTCGATCACATTCAGCCGGTAGTTGACCCGCTTAAAGGCTGGGTGAGCTGGGATAGCTTCATTGAACGCTTGTTTGTGGAGAAGGAGGGCTACCAAGCCATCTGTGTAACCTGTCATTCTATTAAGACCTCAGAGGAAAGACTTGTCCGCAAAGCTGCTAAACTCCGCTGACATGAAGAAATTCCTCATTGTCTCAGACATCCACGGCAACCATGCGGACCCTCAAGCCTGCGCCGCCGCCCTAGCCTTCACCAAAGACTTCAACCCCGAGATAAGGGTGATAGCTGGCGACCTATGGGACTTTGGAGCCATTCGTAAGGGAGCCTCAGAGGAAGACAGGGCTTTAAGTATGAGGGATGACTTTGACGTAGGGGCAAGTTTTGCCGACTCTTTCTTCAAGGGAGGCAAGGACAACACCCTAATGCTAGGCAACCACGACGTAAGAGCATACGACTTAGCCGAGTCCACAGATGCCGTTAAAGCCGATTTGGGGCAAAGAATGGTTAAAGACATAGAAATGGTGGCAAAGAGGAACAAAGCGGCCCTAATCCCCTACGATAGCCGTCTAGGGGTTGTTTCTATTGGCCATTTGAACGTAGTTCATGGCTTCCACACCGGAATGTCAGCTTGCGCCTCCCACTCCCGCATCTATGGGAACGTAGTTTTTGGCCACTGCCACAGCATAGAATCCTTTTCAACCCCCGGTTTGAAGCCCCAAGAAGCCCGCTGCATAGGGTGTTTGTGCGACCTCAACCCCGGCTACGCCAACCGTAAGACCGGCAAACTCCGCTGGAGTCATGGCTGGGTGTATGGCTGGGTAGAAGACGACGGGACTTATTCCATCTTTCAAGTTCGCGGCATCAACGGCAAGTTCACAACTGCAACAAACATAAAAACCTACTAATGAAAAACAACCCTTGGAGTGAGATGGACAAACTAATGGCGGCGGAAATCCTCCATCGTGAAGACGGATGGTTCTCCATGAAAGACTTCACCGATAAGTATAAGTGCCTCAGAAGCACAGGGCAATCAAAAGTAGAGGTTTGGGTTGGCTCTGGTGTGTTGGAAAAGAAAACGAAAGTAGTTGTTGACGGGAAAAGAGGCACCTATTACCGTCACGCCAAAAAATAGTGCACCACACGCTCAACGCCTCCGTCCCCCAACACCTCTATGGACTGGTTGACCAGAACATCCTACGAGGTTCCATTGAGGAATCCGCCTACTTTGATCGCTGCGTCATCTTTGGCGTCACCTCCCTCCCATCCCGCGCCCTCCACTTCTCCATAATGACAGAAGTGGGTAGCCAATGGGCTAGAATACCCCTACACAAACTGCGGCATACAGAACCAGAGGAGAACGCCCCCCGGCATCAACTCCCCCAACTCCAGAGCTGGGACTGCCACGGATGGGACTTCAGCGTTACGGCCTACGAATACCTACGGGAGATGGGCTGCTCCTACCGCACAAGGGACGGCATCATGGTCCCGGCCTCCTATTGGTTCACCCTAGACCACACGGACAACGGCTACTCCCAATATCCCCCAGAGCATAAATGCTACCACTTGCTCCTATTGGAAGACGGATCAGGCCAAATTGCCGCCCAACCTAACAACCGCATCCTCTGGAATGACGACTCCTTCGTCCATCCCAACCCAGCCACTCTTATGGAGTATGCTGTAATGCCAGACGAAACATGGCACGCCGAACTTGGCCGCAACGCCGACCTCAATACTTTTTGTAATGGTGTTAAAGAATAACATTTCAGTGCTGCCCACCTGACGAGGTGGGGGC